TCTTGAGGGTATGCTTTTACATAATCTATTAATATTCTAGGATCTTGACTGGCCACTCGTCTGATTTCGTTATCTAGCGCAAATTGCATGTCAGGAGTGTTAGGTTCGAATACAAAATTCCATAATGTAGTACCATAACTAGGTTGTCCAACCTTTTCTCCTTGGCGTATGTTCAAAGCATTTATAAAATCTCTGATAACTAAATTTTCATCAGTTAATTTAAACTTTTTACCAGGATTGATAGAGTTTACTATAGAACCCACACCGCCACCTGTGCCGCTGGGCGCATTAGTTGTTTTAGGCTGATTTGCGCCTATAGTGCTGAATCCTACATATTGTGACATATTATTATTTAGTTACTTTACGTGGCTGCCCCTATACCAGTAGCACTATCTCCACCTGCTACATTAGGTGTAGTAGATGATGCTATAGCAGGATATTGATTAGGTAAGTCATCAATTTGTTCTATTATTATTTCCCATTCTTCGATGGCAGCGTCATACTCATCTTTTGCTTCGTCTATCGCGGGATCGCCGGCTGGATAATTAAACTGTGCAGTTAGGTATGCATCTAGTTTCGCTTCAATGGTTACTTCTGCCGCTACTCTTTCTTTTGTCAATATGCTTGTTTCAGCGATATAATCTATTTTCTGTTGTTCAATATCATCGATAGCACCTTCTGCGGCTTCATCTATCTCACCGAATGTAGGTGTCGGAATTCCAGGATCGCCCAATTGACTTGTTACCGCCTCTGTTATCGTGCTTCTATCTGTAGTGTTAAACCCAATACTAGGTATCTTTATTCCCGATCCTGGGCTTGCTAATGAAGACATCGCGCTTTGTAACTCGCTTGCGGCGCCTGCAGGTAGACCAGCAGATAGTAGACCTTTTAGTCCATCCCCCGAACTTGTTGCTTTGCTTAATAAGTCTGTTGCATCTTTTGTGAGATTATCTACCCCAGTCAATGCTTTGTTGAACGATCCTGTTATAGCATCCTTCAATGTTCCAGTACCCGGTAAACTTGGTAATGCCCCGGTGGCTAGATTAGTCACAGCAGAAGCCATTCCTTGTCCACCTGGCAGTTTAGATAGACCACTTGCTACTGAAGAATTGACTGTTGATATCAATCCTGATTTAATATTACTTGCTGTCTGTGCTAAACCTTGTGCCGATGTCAAAGAAGATGATAATGATGACGGGCTAGCAAATGCAGTGGCTACTGTAGTTGCAGTTTTTGACACAGCCGATAACTTACCAGTGACTGATGCTAAAGCGTTATTGCCAGTTACCGAACCTAAACTACTGCTTGCTTTAACTAAACTGTCAGCAACACTACCTGCATTAGGCAATATAGATTTTGCTTGATTCAATAAACCGGTGGCTGTGCCGCCCACTGCATCCAATTGATCTAAAGAAATATCTGTTTGTGATGCTATCTCATTGATGCTTGATTCTGAGGCAGCCATAGTATCTTCAGCCGATTTTTTAGCAATCTCAGTAAGATTCTGTGGTACACCTGCTTCTAATGGCTTGAATGAGGCTTTGATTGCGCTGAATGCAGATGCGGCCACACCTTTGGCTTGGTCAACTACAGCATCGAGACTAGGTGACTTGATGAGTGCGTCTACTGAATTCTTTATTCCGCTTAATGGTCCGGCTATGCCTTCGCCTATACCTGACGCAAAGTTACCAGATGCAATATCTTTGATTACTCCATCTACTTCTCCAGCAACTCCGGCAATGGCTGCTCCTGGATCGCTTAATGATTTGACTGCATCTAGTGTAGAGTTTAATCCGTTGTTGGTTGTTGCAAGAACCATGCCACCTATCTGGCTAGCAGTCTCGGCACCGCTTATAGCACCTGCTGATTGTAATGATGTTTGAGCCTGCTGTAATGTCTTACTCAATGACGCACCTTGTGCAGGCACGCTTGATATCAATTGCGGCAATGACTGTGCGCCTTCTTGACCAGTGAACAAATTCTGTGTCAATGACTTAGAAACATTTCCGGTAGATTGAGCCAATGAATTAACCAATGCCGCGCTTCCGGGCTTGATAGTTCCTGCTTGCTCAAGTTGAGTTGCAGTCAATGCATACTTACCTACAGCAGCCTGGACACCTTGTGCTGTTTGTCCTATAGCAGTACCTTGTGTTACTGCATTTGCTAAAGGTCCTACAGATGCTTGCTGTGCCACCGATCCTGCTATGGCACTTGTGACATCAGAGTTTAACGCCTTAGTAGCAGCCGGTATGCTGGGCACTGATGCTGCCGTAGCCGCGCTTACTGGATTATCTAAGGCTGCAGCCGCAGCCTGATTTGTGTTTTGTACGCTAGCAGGAGGTGCTGCCGGTAAATTGCCATCAGCAGTCACATCTGTTTTAACGTCTACACCTTGACCTGCATTAGACCACGGTGCGTGTGCTGGTGCGCGACTAGTGATACTTACTAATTTACCCGGTGCTGCCAAGAATCCTTTTTGCTGATCGAACAATGTATCTGTATGTAATATTTTATCGATAGCAGGAACTTCTTGTGGCTTAGTACCTGTCTGACCCGAATTAAGATTAACTTTACTTCCATTTACATAAGCAATAGCACTACTTGCCATGCTAATATCACCACCGCTCTCCATGCTCATAGCGCCGGCAACTTTTGTCAGATGTTTACCTTGAGTAAACACGCCATAATCTGTACCAACTCGACCTTTAAATTCTTTTTCAGTATTGAATTGTATATTCTCACCTTGTAGATTTAAATTCTTAGTGGCATGTATGTTTACATTATTGTCTGCGTGTAAGTTTAGATCACCTTGTGTGCGCAAGTTTATACTATTTGTACTATAGATATCTACAGTACCTTCTTTACCTAATTCAATATAACTTTGACCGTTGCTATGAAGTATCATCAATACTTGACCATCATCACTCATCAATATCTGATGACCTAACGCTGTGCGAATTCTAACTAATTGATCACGGCCAATAATATCACCGTCATCCATGACGATACTATGACCACCTCTACGTGCTACCACTCGTAATTGGGCAGCCTTATCACCTTTTAAGTTGTCTGCAATAGTCTTATCGTCAAAGCCACCTTCATAGATAGGTCTACCTGGTGTGCTTATGCCCCAACCAACTCTTGAAGGAGTCTCACGTTGTGAACTTGAACCTATAGGTCCTCGTACTGGGTCACGTAATATACCCTGCTGGAACATGATCGCACTTGTATAACTATGTATGGGTTTAGGTGCAGTCAAGTATTCACTACTGTCTGCCACACCTTTGTTATTTGTATTGATGTTAGTGACTGGTAATCTTAGTGCGCCGCCATAACTCTGTGCTTCACCTTCGTTTGGTATGATATTATCTGTAGCACCTATAGCAGGAACCATTTGCAATGCTTCTGGCTCTGGTACACACCCTATGTAATAACCATAGTTCATGTCACCATCTACGAACACACATAGTACAGTAGTGCCTATGTCAGGCGGACTCATCCACATGCCATAACTGCTTGGGTTAGTCTTATATGTACCTAGATCATCGTTACTGGCATCAGGTCTAGTGAACCCAAAGAAAGGACTTAAGAATCTTACTGGTCTCCAGTTGTCTTTGTTTTCAGGATCTAGTCCGCTGTTGTCAGTCAGATATACCATTATCTGACCCATGCGCTTGGGGTCAATGTTATCTTTGACTATTGCTAATACAGGCGTTAGGCGCGGATTAGCGCCGCCCGAATCAGGGCTACTGCGCTTTAGCGGGCCTTTCGGCTTGATTATGTCTTCTGCCATGTATTAGTCCTCTCTAGGGTTTAACGGTTCTAGCGGTTCTGTTTCTAGATTTTCTAGTGCGTCTGGATCTGAAGTTGATTCACCACCAACTGGATCTGCTGTTTGTGATCCTGCAGGAGAATCAGCGCCTGCATCGAACGCAGTACCTATCAATGATAATGTTTGGCTGAATGTTCCGCTACTGAATACACTCTTGACTTCAGTAACTTCCCATATCACCGCACCTTGTGCCATATCTTTTATGTACTGTGGATAATTTAAAAAGAAAATATTATCATTGATTTCCATCAATCCAGTACTATTTTTGTAATCAACTGCTTCTTTGAATGCTACTTCAATGAATATTTGTCCGCCTTGTGCGCTTATGCTATATCCATCCGTACCGTAAAATTTATTATAAAAATCTGTTAGTGAGGTGGCAGAATCACGCATCAGATAATCAGGATCACCTAATATTTTTATAGTACCTTTGCTCCATGTTTCTTCATCTTGCAATGATGTTCCTAATTGATTCTGTGCTTCTAATCCAACACCTAATGCACCGGTTCTATCACCATTTGATCTAAGTCCGGGTGTCACGCTAGTTCCACCGGCTGTCGCACTGCCTGCACTATTGTCTTTTGCTCCCGGTGGTGGGGGATCAGCCCTCTGACCTTTATTGTTTGCTGTCGCTTGAGTATTACCCGTAGCAGAGCCTGAACCTTGCGCCGCTTGATTATCTTGTCCAGGACGTTCTGCTCCCGGATCGCTAGTAGCACCTACAGGTTTGAAGTCTGATTTAGGCACACCTAATACTGTATTAAAAAATACGTTATTAAATGTCAAACTATAATCTAATATCTCGCTGTTCTGACCAGTGAAATAATAATCATAGCGTTTGTGCGGGCCATAATATCTTGATGTATCTGGAGCAAACGGAGTCATTACGCTAGGTACATCATATACCGTTATGACAAATACCTGTTCATAAGCCCAATCTTGTAGTTTAGGATCCCAAGTAACACCGACAATATCCAAGTTCACAGCAAAGTATGCCAGTGGTACTGGGTTGTCTCTGACTACTTGAGGATTGTTCTTTTGATCTGGGTCTGGTTGTTTTGCATTGGTATAGACAGAATTCATAGACTGTTCAATATAAGAACTTTTCTTTACTATCTGTTCTATTGCTGAGATAATGCTAGTGTCATTATTGAAATTAAACATTCTCTCATTTGGATCAGGCGGTTTAGTTCCTTGGCTATCATTCGATTCTGCTGTAGTTCTTGCACCTGAGCCGGGCCATCTAGATTTATCGAGATCAGACTTAGTTACGATTGACGCTTTACCTATTCTTTGAAATGCATCACCTAGATATTCTACTCTATAGACATTAGGAAATGTAGCATCAGCCGGATCTTTGTCTACCTTGTCTTGTTCCATCTTGTTTAATTTAGTGAACAAACCTTCAGGTCCTTGAAGTGCATCATCTACAGTAGCACCTTGAATCTTTAGACCAGTTGCCATTCTGCCGCGTTTCACGCCCAACAATGCTTGCGCATTCATTCCGTGTGCTTCAACCGTATAGACAACACTTTTACCATCTAATTTAAAAGTGATATTAGTGATACCTATATCGTAAAAATTTTCAAATAATGCGTCTGTGCCGGCAGGATCTATAGGACTTCCATATAATTCATCTTGCGGCATTATAAGATTCCCATTAATATCGTAGCCGTAAAATCTTAATCCTAATATAAAAATCTGTTTGAAATCATTGCTTAGATTTTTATAACTTGTGCTATCAGAATATTGTTTCAACGCATCAGTTGCTTTTTTCAAGTTTGTTAAAAAACTAAATCCATATGGTTCAGTAATTTGAAATCTAACTTCTGTTACTGCGCTGGTCGCGCTGCCTATCGCTTTAGTTCCTACTGTTGTTAAGAAATCTAGATTATCAATGTAATAGTCTAATTCAAAACCAGGTGCTCTTCTTTGTGTAGTATTATTGATGCCACCTGATTGTGCTATCAAATACGCACCGGGGCCTACACTTGATGTTTCTGTTGGAGGACCAGCGAATGATAACGCATCTATTTTTTGTCTACCATTATTAACAAACGCTTCATATGCGTCTGGTGTTATGACGTATAGTGACAAGTTGTATGTGTAACTGGCAAGTTTAGACAATGGATTGTATAATCTTTTACCAGGACGACCTGTACCGCCTAATCCACTTGGTCCGGGACTTGCTACTGTGCCGGTGGCTCTTCCAGTACTTGATATAGTAGTTGCTACACCACTACCTCTCGCTATCACATTTTGTGGTTGATTTAGATAGGTTTTAGCGAGATTATTAAGATCA